TTCCATTTATCGTATGCCATGTTCATTTTAACATATTTATATTGTCTCCCTGAGTATCTTTCAAATTTAATATCTTCATCTTCTTCATTTATTACTTCAATGTCATCTTCTTCATTGTCATCGTTTTCACTATCATAAATTTCTGGAAAATGTGTTCCTATTTTTTTACCTACCTCGTTCATTGCACAATATTTCATAGCGTATTCTATATCCATACCTAATACAGTGTCTCTTCCACATGCATTTGCATATTCAGACGCGAGTACCATGGATTTTTCCATTACAGGTTGTATAATGTTTAAAGCGGAATCTTGTAACTGCTCGATTATGTTTTCAGTTGCTTCTTTTTCTTGTAAATTCATTTTTATTAAAATAGTGTTCTAGCTGTACCGTTCTCCACTCGGAGTATATTATAACTATGCGCTAAAACTCTAAGTTCTCTTTTACTGGAGTTATGAGGATTTACGTTTAGTTCTACAATTTTATCTTTAATTAAACTAAAATTGATTTGACCTGTCGGATACCAGCGTTCGGGTTCTAATGCAAAACTATACGAATAATATCTTCTAAAAAGTTGTGTTCGCGAATGATGTATACCGCTTTGTACAGCGCGTAAGTTTATAACGTTACCCGTTTCCTTGTTAATATTTTCAGAACCGTCTAATGTCAATTTTAAATATTTAAGGTGTTCATAATTTGTGAATGCGTTATCTGTGGTATTGATTTCGTAAAATAAATCATAATCGAATGCACTGTAAAATTTTTGATTAACTATTCCTGAATTTTCTGTTTGTATAAGAAAAAATAATTCTTTTACGGGGTTTATAAAATCTAGTCTGAACTTTTCTGATGTAGAACTAGATGGTATAATGAATTTATTTTCCTGTATTTGTGTTATTATATAATCGTTCGGATTCATTATCAAATTATTTTTTTCTTTTTCTGATAATGATACTAGTTCGGGTACAATTTTTAATTCTTTAATCATATTTTTAGGTGATAAACCAGTGTATACAGCTTTATCACTTCCACTTGTGTCACTTTCGCACCAAATACAATCTTTAATTTCGCTCAGTTTTATAACAACTTTAATTTCCTGTTTTTTTATAGCACATAAGGGTATGGCGAGTTCTGGGTTATTATGAAAGTAAAATGGTATATCTATAAAATAATTACTGTTATTAGTAGCATACCCAAGACTACCTAGTATTAATAAATCATTTACTTCGTGACCTGAATATTCAACTGCTGGTTTACCTATAAGTTCTTTTAAACAATTTTGTTTTGTTTGTGTGACATAGTTATCCGAATATATAGCTAAGAAATCACGAGGAATGCGTTGTATTAATTCGCTTCCGATATATAATTCTATATATTCTATCATGGCGTGTCCTATACTTTCGTTATAACCTATACCTTTTGCATCTGTATTGTGTACTTGTGATTTTAGATCCTGATCTAAAGCTGATAATTCAACTTTTATACTAATGTTTTTTAATAGATCGCCTTGATCTTGTGGTATAGTGCATTCAATTGTATTACCAAAATCAATTTCACCTTCAACGTCTAAATCTGTTGTAAATGAGGCAAATTTGGCATGTTTTTTAAAATTTTTTACGAAATATGTGTACTCGGGATTGTCCGTAAAAAAGATGTCCTGTGGACCGGATGTTTCTAATTGAACACGGCCAGCCATTACTATTATAACTCACTAAAATTTTAAACCACCAAGTCCGCTTTCTATATGTAAAATGTTATAGTTAACTGCGTATATAAATACATTTGTTGGTTTTGCATTATTTTGTCTATGTAAATTTATTTCACACCATTGGTGTGCTATACGACTAAAATTAACCTGTCCCGTTGGGTAATACGTTTCGGGTATTAGTGAAAAACTATGTACATCGAAATTGTTTGGATATCCCGTATATTTTCTTAGAGATTGTGTATAACTAGAATTATAATCTGTATTTATAATTTCTTGGTTGTTAAACTTTAAGGTTACGTTTTTTAACAATACGTGACCTGTAATGTTTAGATCGGGGTATGCTATGAAAAACATTTCCTTAACGGGGTGTTTAAAGTTTAACATAACGGCTTTTTTAGTTTGGGATATGTCCATTTTAAATTTTGACATTTGAAGTTGTGTTATGACATATTCAATTGGTCGCGATATTAGGAAATTTCTTTCGTCTTCAGAAACGAAAAAGAAATCCGTAATGAGTGATGCCTTTTTTATACTTGCAGATACATCTGAAGGTGGATTACTTTCATTGGGCGTGTCCCCGGTATAAAATTGAAGTGTCACATCACTTAATTTTTTGAATTTGATTCGAATCTCAACGAGTTGTTTTTTGAGTGCACATACGGGTATTGCTAAACTCGGGTGTCTGAAAAAGTAAAACGGTAACATTACACTATAATCCCAATCGTAATTAACGGCTATGTATTCGTTATGTCCTGTTAGAAAATAGAGTGTTTGATCTATATCATCACCGTTGTGGTGTATTTGATTATACATGTAAATATAATCACCCGTTATACGTTCAATCGTTTGACCACCAATGAGTAAATCTGCATGATCTATTATATTTGCTCCTATAGATTTAATATAACGAATATCATGATTTTCAGATGTTTTTGTACCCGTGGGTCGTGGTAACGTAAATTTAAGCATCATGCTTCTAATAAGGTCTCCTTTATTTGAAGGTATTGTACATTTTATGGATGTATCAAAATTGATAGTACCATCGAAAGGTGATTCTATAGCCTCAATTGAAAATTTAGTATGTCTTTTAAAGTTCATAAGGAAATACGAAAAATCGGGTTTTCCAGTAAGCCATTGGTCCTGAACTCCAGTGACAGCAAGGTTTATTCTACCAGCCATTCTTATCTTATGTGAGTAAAATTTTATAAAATAAAACGAGGCGTTAAAATAGATGAATCTTCAACTTCGGAAATTCAAACCTGAAAAAATGGCGGACGATAAAGTTTGTGTTTTTATAGGTAAACGTAATACCGGTAAATCAACACTCGTTACGGATATTTTGTATCATAAGAAACATTTACCAGCCGGTATTGTTTTATCAGCGACTGAAGAAGGTAATCATTATTATCAAAAGTATGTACCTGACCTTTTTATATATGGTGATTACGACAGAGAAGCAATAGAACGTGTTATGGATAGACAAAGGAAACTCGTTGGTGCAGGTAAAGTAAATTGTGGCGCTTTTCTTCTTTTAGATGATTGTATGTATGATTCTAAGTTTATGAAAGATACATGTATCCGTCAATGTTTTATGAATGGTCGTCACTGGAAGATATTTTTCATGTTAACAATGCAATATTGTATGGATCTCCCTCCAGCACTCAGGGCAAATGTCGATTACGTGTTTATTCTTCGTGAAAATATTATTCAAAATCGTGAAAAGTTGTATAAATCATTTTTTGGAATTTTTCCTACATTCGAAATGTTTAATAAGGTAATGGACTCCTGTACGGAAAATTATGAATGTTTAGTTTTAGACAATACATCAAAAAGTAATAGAATAGAGGATTGTGTTTTTTGGTACAAGGCAACTTTACGTAAAAATTTCAAGGTGGGTGCGCCACAATATTGGCAAACTCACAAAAAGATGTTTAATCCAAGGCATGGTAATATGAAATTAGGTGATAGAAACGCAGTTAAAAAAACAACTCCATTAAAGGTTATTAAGAAGAAATGATAAGAAGATTTTATAGACGAATAGGTTCAGCTTTAAACATATTCCCATTACCAGCACCGGACTTTTTAATACCTCGATATAAATATGGGTGTAATAAAAGTGAATTTTATCCGGAATATAATGAAGAAAAAACGATTATGAATACAGGTGATGATGACGGGTATCGTGTATTGATTGATGTGTGTCATGAAACAAAAACGGTTTATATAGATCATGACATGTCTAATTTCGATGAACTAAACGATTTACCTAGAATTATAAAAACATTCGGGTGTTTATATCCAAATTATAATTTACGACAATAGTCCAGGCTAATGCGTAAACAGTAAAAGTGAAAAAACTTATGTATAAGTATATGACTGACGTATATACTATGAATCTTTCTGATAATGGGGATAGTATGGTTACATTAGACAATAATAAATCAACGAATTTTATTGCTAATGATAATTCTATAGTTCAAAATCCCCCTGTTTTACCACCGCAGATACATCAAGATATGCAGAATATCAGGCTTGAAAAAAATATAAGTGAAAATAAACAAACAATGGATTCAACTGCAATTTCTGATATAATGGGTCAAGTAGAAGCGCCTCTTGAACCACCAATGATGGTACAGGATCCACGGATGACTCAGTCTCAAATGCAAGCGCCAATGATGGCACAGCAACAACCTATACAGCAGCAGGTATCTTCCGAAAATAAATCTTCGGATTCTAAAAACCCATTTAATTTAACAGATGAACAATTTCAAGCTCTCGTCGTCGCGGTTTGTACTGCGATAGCAATTAGTAAGCCAGTTCAA